GGGAAATGCTTTTATAAGGGCCAAAAAAGAATTGAAGGTATCAATATTTTCCATAAATACTTCTATTGTATTATCAACATCGGTACCACAATAGCCTATAGTTTCTTCAATTTCTTTTGGCGTAAGCTTGCGATCGATATTAAATGGAACAGATGTCTCTTTAATATTGTTACCCATAAATCCTTCAAGCGTTTTGAGGCCGGAAGATTTAGATGTAAAAACATCATAATTGATCATTGGTATTTTATTAAATGCTCTGGATATTTGCCAACCGTCTAAACCGTCAATGATAATTCGATCATTGATCATTTTTGGATCCATACCTAAAAGGATCCCTTTGAAAATATATTTATCATAATGTTCGATATTAAAACCAACCCAGATATTTCTGACATTGGCATCATATAATTCTTGAAGTGCCTTTGGATCATTAACTATTGGAAATTTAATGCGCTTATCTGTATCAACAAATACCGCAAGCCAGTCATATTTAAAAACTTCAAAGTCATAAAAGATCATGATGTTGTCCTCCAAAAAAGAGAATGCTTGCTCGGTTTCTTATGGTATCGGGGGAAAAATAATCGCAGAATTATTTGATTGGATGAACAAGCATTCTCCGCAGGACTAGCGGGATTCGAACCCACGAGTGCAGGAGTCAAAGTCCTGTGCCTTACCGCTTGGCGATAGTCCTATATTCGCAGACATGATTATATCATGCCTGCATGTATATTATCGATCAAAAACTTCTATGATCTCAACGGGATTAAATGCATCCGGATCATAGCTGATCTTAAGAGAAACCTGAGGGCAGATATCCTGGAAAATATCAAGGACTTCACCGGCAAACTGAGAATAATTCTTAAACTCAATGGGATCACCCTCATCAAGAAGCTTCTCGATCCATGAGATCACGCCCTTGATCGCAACGCCGTCGTTCCAACGCTCGGTAGTCTTGTTACCGCAAATGACGCGGTTGAAAAAGATCTTACGCTTGTCCTGCTTCTTAGGGGCATTGAGTGTTTCAGTAATGCCCATCTGAACTGCAAACATGAGCTTGTCGCCGGCCTTAGTGGGCTTAACTTCCATCTTATCGATCACTGCCATGTACACACCTGCAGGCACGTCATCAAATTCGGGAGCTGCTTCCATCTGCTTCTTGAGCTCGTCCTTATTTACCATTTGATCAAATTTGTTGAAATCCATTTTTTATTTCCTCCTTATTTACCGGTGCTACCAAAAGCACCATCGTTACGTTGTTCACCTAATGCATCGACAAACTCCGCATATATCACTGGCCTTACGACAAACTGTCCGATCTTATCGCCTTTCTGAATAAAGAAATCTTTGTCGTTGGTGTTATAAAGAATAGCATGTATCTCTCCTCTATAACCGGCATCGACCGGTGCATTTGCGGCATAAATGCCTTTGGAGCTTAAGCCTGACTTACAATGGACAATGATATCATATCCATCAGGAAGTTCTACACCTACGCCGGTAGGTACCTTAACGACTGCATGCGCAGGAATGATTATATCAGTTGCAGCAAAAACATCTGCACCTGAATCATTATAATGTGCTCTGCTCGGGGCCTTAAACCCGCCGAACTTAATCAGCTTGATCTTCACTCTTTTACCTCCTTATATTTTTTTAATTTAGGAAAATCACTAAGAAGTATATAGGCTGGTGTGGTCGTCGATGGAATAGGATCATAACAAGCCATTTTTCCTTCTAAACATTTTCCACGCTGACAAAACGGACCAGTGGTCTTGGGTGCAAACAGCTTGGGATTAAGATCATATAATTCTTTCCAGATCGAAAGCATTACATATCTGGTTTCTGAAGTGTTTCGCCTGCATGTGCGCTGGCTGATCATATGTTTCCATTGGTACGGAGTAGCCGACATGATCAAAATATTTCTTAAGCCCTGTGGCAACATATAAGCAGCAGAATCGTGATCCACCGAATTACAAATTGCTTCTTCATACATTGCCAAGCTGTCCATACAAGATTCCAAGTATTGTGCTTTGGCGGCTTCATTATCCAGGATCTCATATGGAATCATGAAATCAGCCTTATGGGAATAGTCGCTATATTGACAACTGGCGGACATAAATTTGATTTCATTTTGGTGCCGAGTTATCTGAGCCAAAAATCTACGGCTGGCTCCCACAACAACGACATTTATTATCCCAAATTTCTGGATCGTAGGATGTGGGAGAAGAGTTAAGTCATCAACGAGATTTTCAGAATAAGGCTTCGCATATAGGTCCATAAAATCGGCCATATTGCGGATATTATGTCCGCGTTGCGTCAGCCTTGCTGCGGTGACCATCATCTGCTCACTACTTTGAACCGCTTCCGGATTTAGGATCTTAACCTCAATATTATTCATTCTGGCCTCCATATTCGTCCATTAACAAGCCTTTAAGCAAAAGTAAGTAGTTTATATGGTCTGTGATCTTTTCTTCCCATATGGCTAAATCTGAGCTTCCCAGGCGTATCAGATCATATATGCTTACGGTATGCTTTGCCATCATCCCGGCAAGGGCTTGCTGAGGGGTTTCTCCCTGCAGCAAGGCCGCAGCCTTAAAAGCCTCAAAACGATCATTGTTGTCCGGAGTATATTCATTGCCTTTTTTACAGATAAGTGAATAACAATAATCAAACTGTTCTTTGGCCATTTTATTGAAATTTTCAGTCGTCATTTATGACCTCGCTTTCCTGGTCCGGCGTGTGGGCTGATTATCAGATTTTTCAGGGGTGAATTCCGGAGGAAGCTTAAGCTCTATCTCTTCAGTTTCACTTTCCGGAATATTGAGCATGGCATCTACGGCCTTTGCATATTCCTCTGCTTCCTGCTTACTTTCCTCAACACCTTCCGCATGGGACCTGCGACGCCTGTGGCCCTCAGGCTTTTCTACTTCGCCGGCCTTTTCCTCATCAAGCTTGGTGATCTCTGCGTCACTCTTAGCATCACCAAACTCATAATAATTGCGGATCTTGGCATCGACATATGCGAGATCATTATCGACGCTGAATGCATCAAACATTCCCATAGGAGACTTGACGGTGTCTTTACCGGAATTCTGAGTGAAAAAATAATATTTACCCTCAGAAACTCCGGTCTTAAGTACGATCGTAAAAAGACCTTCAACAGTGATCTTTTCACGAAGCAGCTTTCCGATCAGCTTAACGGTGGTTACGCCGTTCTCAAGGGTCTCGCAGTGAGTAAGATAATATACGCACACATCTTCAGGAAGCTCATTGCAGATCTCGATGATCTTAAAATAATTTTCACCGAAATCATTCCATTTGTCCCAACCATTTTCCTTGATCCTGTTCATATAAGGGATCGCGAGGATATACTGGAAATCATCGACGATGATGATTTTCTTACCGGCATTTGCCTGCTCTCTCATGTAGGTGCAGATCATATCTGCATCGGTCACACTGTTGAGAGTCTCAAATTTTCTTGAGCCTCTAAAAGGCAACGGCTTACCTACCGGATTAACGATCGCGGTGATCGCAGGATCGCAATTTCTAATTGATGTGGATTTACCAGTGCCACTCTCACCCATGATCAAAATTTTTTCTGCCATAATTTGTCCTCCTTAAAATTTAATATTGAATGAGGCAGGAACCTCTTCAACAGCACAGAGCTCTTCAGAAAGTACTACGCCAAGCCCCGTGTCAACGATTTCGCCATCATCAGAAATGGTAAGCTGCTTTTTAAACTCGGCCCAGTCAACGGTTTTCTTGATCTTGATATAATCGGTGCCGTCATTATTTTCAAGATACCGAATAAGCGCATCATCATTATGTGAGATCTTAACAGACGGCTTTTTGAAAACTAATGAACCGGACAAGAGCTTGTAGCTCTCCTGAGTCTTTGTAACTTTATGCTGAACAGTTCCAAAGTACTCAAACAAGCAGCTCTTAAGATATGCTGTATCGCGCTCACATTTTTCATTGAGTTCCCGAATACGATCGGTGAGATCTACGATCTGATCTTCAGCAAGTGCTACCAGACGGTCACGTTCATCCTCTGTTTCATGGATCTGTCTGATCGCCCAGTCAGCAGACTTATCATCGGTAATTTTAAAAGTTTCTTCCATAGATTTTTCCTCCTTGCAAAATGCATTATAAATAGTTTATCATTGGTTGTAAAGCGTTTTTTATAAAATAATAAAAATTTTTTTCACCAGTAGGTAAAAAAATTAGAGCTTCAATTTATTGAACCAATAATCTTGATACTCAATGTTTTTTCTATACCAAAAATCATTGCTTGCCAAGAGTGGTTCATCGATAAACTCTTTAAAATATTTAAAGTCATTAGGATAAAGCAATAAACCAATTCCACCTGCCTTTCTTATATCACGTAACTTAACAAGCTGCAATAATCTTGGCGTACCATCATCTCCTTTTAATTCTAACCCATAAAATCTGCCGTTAATACATGCCAATATATCGGGAATCCCTTCTTTAGTATATTTAGCACCTGCCCAATATTTTATAAACCAAGCGTCATGGGCGGCCAGAAATTTTTCTACCTTAGTTTTAAACGGGGTTTCTTTCATATGGCCTCCTTAAATAAATCATCGGTAAGCTCTTTACCGGTTTTTAAAAGTTCAAGATTCCATATCTCAATGCTATCGCTGACGAGCATATAATAATAGAAGCACGTTTTATTCTGGCCGATCCGGTGTATTCTCTTTTTTGACTGCTCCCATAAGTCGCAAGATCCTAAGCCGAGCGGCAAGCTAAAGTAAATTATTTTATTTGCCTTTTGTAAATTGAGTCCGTATGCACCAGCCTGATATTGAACAAATGTGACACTGTTGTCATAATCTTCATATGGCGCCAAATTTTTTTGACTACCGTTAACAGCTCCGTGTGGTCTATTTAAATCATTTACGATCGATCGTAATTGATCTAACTCATTATTGAAATTATAAAATACGATCAACCGGTCTTCCGTAGATTCAACAAGATCCTGGAATGCTTTGAGCTTATCCTGACTATATTGCCCGCATAATTCTCTTTCATGCAAGATCCTGGTCAATACGGTATCGCCGATCAATTCTTTGCCGTCAATTTCCAGATAATGATTTTCCTTAAAGAATTTATATTCTTTACTCGGCTTAACATAGATCATTTGCTCGATCTGATTCGGTAAGTTAATGACTTCATTTGTCTTCTTGAATATCGCACCAAACTTGGCAAGGCGTCTTTTGAGGTGATCAACATTCTTATATCCTTTGATCTTTTTCTCCCAAAAACCGTCCTCGGTTTCGATCCATTCATAATCCACGTATGATTTGAAATATGTCTCCTCATCGATATTCCAGCCAAGTAGCTGCAATTGGCTCCATAGCTTTTCATACCGGCCTGCAGTCGGGGTTCCTGATAATAAAATTACATTTGCCGGACTTAACATGAGAATAAACTTAGACCGGTTTGCCGTACGGTTAGTGATAAGTGATGATTCATCTAACAGCAAAGTGAATCCAGATAAATGAAGTAGATCTTCTCTTCGCCATACAAGATCATAATTAATAATGCCGATTATATTAAATCGTTCTCCCTGGGCCATTCCAAGAAAATCGCTTAACTGCCTCGGCTTGGTCAAATCAAAAATTTTATAATGATAATATGCGGCAAAATGTTTTACCCAGTCATCAACCTTTGATTTTTGACAGATCACCAAATTGATCTTAGCGCCGATCTCTTTCATTTTTTCAGATCCGATGAAAGTCTTACCGAGGCCCATGTCATAATATACGGCGCATTTGTTTTTATCCCTGATTAGATCCAGGGCCTCGGTCTGGTGTGGATATAACTGCATGTCATGCCTCCTCATCAAATACGGCATTCCACTCAGTCTGGGTCAGCTTAAGAATTTTCTTAAGCAATAATGCTTCATCAAGAGTGAAAGCATATTTGCCCTTGAGCTTATTGTTAAGTGCAACATAAGTGATGTTGAGTTGCTTAGCAATATTGGTGAGTGATATTCCACTCCGTTCAATAAGCTCTTTTAATAGTTGCATGTTACCCATTTTAAATACCTCCTTTATTTTTTATAACAATTATATTATAAAAAATAATTATTGTAAACGATACGGTATCATCGCATTATAGAGTGTCTTCCATTCTTCCGCCGGAATTTCACCGCAATCATATTTTTCCTGGAGATTGTAAAAGCATTGTTTCAAATATCTTTTATTATGCCAATCTTCAAATATTGGTTTTCTACAATCAATTATAACTGCGTTTTTTCTATATTTAGAAAATTTAAACCAATCACATTTATATCCTCGCCTGAACATTTCACAATATATCAAATGAGCATATGTATTGAATTGCTCCGGTGGATAATTCATCACCTTATTAACAAGTAAATGATTAGGCTTACCGTTAATTGCAATTTGTCTTGCGATCAAACAACATTCCCGCCACTGAGATATTAATTGCTTGCGAGGTAAAACCGGAATTAAATCCTTATGCCATAATCTCATCTTCTACCCCACGCCCCCTTTATTAAAAATACTCTGTTACCACGGATCGTAACTGTAATATATGATCTAAGCTTGCGACTATCAACATAAGTTTGAAAGCTGCGCCTGAAATTATTTGAATTTGCCCAAAGTCCTTCATTGTCGATAACTTCAATGCAAATCGCAGAGGACTGAATAAATTCTTCAACAGCTTTTCTTACCTGTGTCGACTGTTGCCTTTTATTCTTTTCTTTCCTTTCATATTTTTGCGGTACCTCTCCCGCCTTGATTCGCTTAACGATCATAAATTTGTCCTCCTGGAATCATCTGCACCACTTATTTAGTGGTGCAGAATTAGCAATTTATATTACTCTGTAGCTTTAGGACGTCTCTGGCCGAGCGGAGTTTCGATCGCGAGATCAACGGGCCAGCCGTTACGATTGATGCGGTCATATAAAGTAGGCCAGGGCATATCGATTTCTTTAGCCCATTCCCTGATGGTCTTGGTCTTGCCTTTATATGTGACCTCATTCAGCTTCATATTTGCCTTTTTAGGCTCAGGCTTAGTATTTGCCTTAGGAACCTCATTCTGAGCCTTAATGGACGAATTAGAAGCCTTTACGGGCTTCCTGGCAACCTTCTTGCCGTCAAGCGTATCAGAAACCGCATTCAGGAAGTCACCAGTGTTCTTGATCTTCTCGGGAAAGATCTGCTTCTCCTCCTTCTTGGTCGCCGGCTTCTCCTGTATTGCTTCCGCTTCCAGGATCCTTGCGATCAGCTTATCCTTACCCTGCTTCAAGGTATTCTTATTGACCTTAAGGCCGAGCTTCTCAGCAATACCGAGAAGGGTGGTGCCGGTCATGGTAATGAGTTTTTCCTGTCTTGTCATGATATTTATCCTCCTATTATTGGGTGATCATTTGGCTTGTCATCATCAGCGGTCAAGTTGCCGTCTTAACCGGACGGGCTTAAGGCCCGTTTCGACTTACTCCATCTTAAGAATGAATGTACCGCCATGAGTATCTTTAACAAGGAAGGTACCCTCATTATTGGTGAATGAATACATGGTAGAGTAAAGATAACAATTGGCAGAAGTAACTTTAAGATCGTGATTATAACCCTCAGTCTCACAAGCCCTTTTTCTAATCGCGTCAAAAGATGCTTTCTTAATGTCTGAACACTTACCGAATGCGTCGCGGACATCATCGCCTT